GAAGGTCTAATCATTTCACTGTTGAACGACGAAGTCGTTGCTATGAAGAGAATCGAGTCTTCTTCCGAGGGCGTCACCGATACGGTTGGTGGCAAGTATGTCACCTTCCCAATCCGTACTAAGAGGAATCCCGCAATCATGTACCGGGATGAGGAAGGATTACTTGCTCCTCCTGGACAGCAATCCTACGCCGCAGTTCAGGTCAAACTGAAGTACGGATACGGTAGATTCAAGGTTACGGGCCAGGTTATGGAATTGGCTGATACCAATTTCCAAGCCTTCTCATCCATGCTTGACGAGGAAATGAACGGTCTGAAAGACGACCTCGTTAAGGATGAGAACCGTATTGCCTATGGAAATTCCAATGGTAATGCGGTTATGGCTATGATTACCGATACGGCTACAGCTACCGCCCACACAGTTGATAACGTTCAGTATCTTTCTGTTGGGCAGGTTGTGGACGTTCTTGTTGTGGCAACTGGTTCGGCTACGGGTGGTATTGCGAGTGTGGCAGCCACTCCCGTTACGATTACTGCAATTAATACCACGACGAAGACAGTTACGTTCTCTGCTTCGTTTGGTCCGACAACTGCGGGTCACGGTATTTATCGTGCTGGTGATCGTAATGTTGAGCCTACGGGCTTTGCCGCCATTACAAATGCAACTCTCCCGCTGTATGGTTTGGACCCTGCGCTTGAACCTACGTGGGCAGGAAATACCCTTGCAATTGGTGGTGCGCTTGCCGAAACCAACATGATTAAGGCGTGTGACTTGGCACGTACCTTCGGCGGAAAGACTTCGGTTATTTTCACGAGTCTTGGTGTTCGTCGAGCTTACTTCAACTTGCTCACACAGCAGCGTCGATACAACAACACGCAGACATTCGAAGGCGGTTTCGTCGGACTTCCGTTCAACTACGGTACGGAAATTCCGGTTGTTGAAGATGTTGACGCTCCACCTTCGACCATGTTCTTCATGGACGAGAGCAAGATCAAGAAGTATCGCCGCAAGCCTTGGTACTTCGCTGACGATGATGGTGCGGTTCTTAAGTGGGATCGTGACTATGATCGTTGGGAAGGACTCATGAAGTGCTATTGGGAAATTGGGACTTCTATGCGTCGTGCCCATGTTTCCCATACCGGAGTTACTGAGGCTTAAAAATCTCCTGATGCGGGTCAGGAGCCAGGAAGAAAGGGAGGGGGTTCCGTCACCCCCTCCCTTTCTACGTTTAGGAGAAGCATGGATCCGATTTTTTCAGATAGAGGAATAAATAACCTAGTTAATATTGCTCCTGGGGTGGTGGTAGAGCAGGATGTTCTGGGAATTGTGGAATGGATCAGAGATTACGATGAGCGTCTGGATATTCTTTGCCTTGATCCTTCTGATCTTAATTGCAGTCCTAGCGATCCGCCATATATTATCGTAGAACATTGTAGTGATGGTCAGATCAGAATCATCATGCGTTGTTGGACACTTGATGAACGGGTGAAGACAGCTATTATAGCTGCTGACACGCAACGCACAGACGTCCTCGCCGCAATGGATAAGCAGAATCAGCGTGCGAGAGAAGCCCAGGAGCGTCAATTTCAGGATAGTTTGGTAGAGGCACATGATCTTGCCCTCCATATATTCCGAAATCCCAAGACTACCTACCGATTCCGAAATATAGACGGTGAATTGCTTACCTTGGAAGACGACAAGGGTGTGGTGAAGCGTGCAACTGACAGAGATAATTAAACGAGTCCAACGTATTTTTGGAGATGAAGACGAAGTTCAGATCCAAATACAGGATATTATCTCATGGGCATCCGATGGACAGATGGAAATTGCTCGTCAAACTGAATGTCTGACGAAGAACAAAATCTGGGATTGGGATCCTGTTTCAGCTTACTCCTTTGCTCTTCCCGCTGACTTCATTCTCGAAAAGCGTGTGACCTGGACAGACGGTTCTGTCAAAGATAAGCCACTCGGAAAGACAACGCTTGAGCTTATTGACCAGCAAGGATTTAACACCAGTACCCGTCAAGATGGGACTCCCTCCACCTACTATATTTGGTCTGGATTGCTCAACGTTCTTCCGCTTATCAATGCGCCTCACACGCAAGCGGTGAAACTTTGGTACGTTTGTTCTCCTGATCCTCTAGTTCAGATCGCTGACCAGTTGCAAATTCCAATGCATATGCATGAGGACGTAGTTCGCTATTGTCTCATGCGGGCGCGAGAATTGAACGAGGACGTGGAACAAGCCTCTCGTATTGAGGCGGGACTTGCCAATAGGATGATGCAATCTCGTTCTGAGGCTTTTAATCCCTATAAAGATCAATACCCTGTTATTCGTCCTGATCCTGGGGATTGGTGGAATTAATGGTAGTTCCCAACGAAGACAACATGACCATCGAAGGTTTCAAAGGCCTGGATATTTCCGCGCATCCGAGCCTGATTGGGGACAAGTCATTTTCCATCTTGAAGAATCTGGAGGTTGGTACTAACGGAGAAATGTCTCGCCGTCGTGGTTTGTTTATCATGACGGATTTTCGGAACAATGCAGGATGGACCGCTGGTAAGCAGATCGTCTATTTAGGTGGCTACTTCACTGATAACACGGTAATGTACCATGTTATCACGGTAGCCGGAGTTCCATACGTCAGTACAACCTGGCAGCGGGATCAGTTCACCGCTGTATCTGGTCTACCTGCCGGATTCAATTGTATTGGCATGGTTCAATACAATAACATGTGGTATTGGATTTCCTCCACCAACGGAATCTACAAGACAGTAACTCCGAGTGCAACCCCGAGTGCTTCTGCTGTAGCGAATACTCCTAACTGCGCTGCGTTCTTGTTGTTCAAGGAACGTCTGTGGGTTGTTCAAGTTAACGCTAATCAGTTTAGTACGCTCAGTTCTACGATTCAATACAGCGCACCTACCAATCTGGATTCATGGACCGCCACAGATATCGTTAAGATCAGTCCTGGTGATGGCGATGTTATTACAGCCATGCTCCCCTTCTCGGAGAAAATCATTGTCTTTAAGAAGACAAGCATCTGGGCGATCTATCTCCAAGATGGTGCAATTCCTACCGCCGCTACAAGACTTGTTATTCGAGGTAGAGGTGCTATTTCCACTAGAGCGGCCACTATCATTAATAACATCATGTACTTCATCGCTGCGGATGGAATTTGGCGTTCTGATGGAAGCTCGTTCTCGAAAATCTCCCAGCCACTTGATCCGCTATTCGTCCACGGCCCAGCGCTGTATGCTTACGATCAGTTGGATTGGATCGCATATTTCGATGGGAGATTGCACGTTAGACTCTCTACAGCTGCGTCCCCAATTAATCCATATTCCCCTAATCTTACGCTACAGGGTGGATTCTATTACTTGACGATGGATATGCTCACAGGAGCATGGTCAGAGGCCGTCTATCCCTCCCAATCTACGATTGGATATCTGGCTAGACCTACGCTAACTCGAAATCAGACAGATGGCGCAATCATGCAAGTCTTCGGAGGATTTGATCGCCTCTGGATTCGTAGTGAGGATTATTGGATTGACGATGTTGCTGGCGATCATAGTTTCGGTCAGCCGAGTTCTCAGCCAATTCCAGTTACTCTCAGATCAAAGCGATTCGCTGTCTCTCGTCCATCTAGAGTGAAGAGATTGAAGTACGCTGAGTTAGGTCTAGATGGTGTTGTAAGTGCTCCACAATACTACTACGTTGTTGATGGAGAAAACCGAGACATTAATGATTTTGATCCTGCTAGCGTCAACCAGTATGGGTCTTTTAAGATTCCTGGCTGCGGTTATTTCCGCACATTCGAGTTCAATTTTACGGATATCGGCGCAGATCGTCTCCGTATTGACTTTCTTCACTTCGTTATGCATACTAAGCGGCAGCTTGCGGAGAGTCCTAGATGAGTGACTATCCTCAAAGTGATCTTGCCAAACATGCCATAGAGAATATGGGAGTTCCCGTAGATATAAATCGGCATAACTCTCCCGACCTTCATCAATTTGGCGAAGCGCTCTTGATGCCAGATGATACAGATGTTATGCCAACTGGTACAGTAGCTTCTGCTGGAGTTTCTCCGAAGGTTGCGAGAGCAGACCATGTTCATGTTGGTGGTGGAGGTTCTGGTGGAGTAACAGATCATGGTGCTTTAACTGGATTGGGTGATGACGATCACCCGCAATATACTACAGATGTAGAAGCTACAGCAATTGCAGGGAACGCAGTTAATACGCACGTTGCTGCCGCAGATCCTCATGCAATCTATCTACGGATTGCGGAAATTCTCGCTGGCGCAAATATTACTGTCACGGACAATGGGAATGGGACAGTAACGATTGGTGCTGCTAACTCTGTTCAATCAGCTAGAGCAATCAACACAACTCCTCCACTACAAGGTGGTGGAAATCTCTCGGCGGACAGAACTCTCAGTATTGATTTATTCACGGCTACAGTTAAGGGTGCCGTTCCTCCACCAACTACAGCGGCTGGAAAGTTTCTTCGTGATGATGGATCGTGGCAAACAGTTGCTGGTGGAATTACTGCTCACTCCGCATTAACTGGACTTACTGCTCCTGCCGACGATCACACTCAGTATGTGAAAAAGGCCGGAGATGTAATGACAGGCTCACTGGCACTTCCTCGATTAGATGTAAAAGATCCCACGTCAGGTACAGGTGGATGGGCAACTGAGCGATTCTATCATGACAACAACACAGACTTTCTTGCTGTAGATGTTCTTCCAACAGCCACACCGGGTCTTCAAGTTACAGACAGTCGAGCTTCTAGCTCTGTTCTCCTACGAGTTGCAAACGGAGAGAAGGTTTCATTCCCAGCCAACGGACACCAACATCGTTGGCAAGCTGCGGGAGCACTAGCTTCTGCATCATGGGGTGCGGCGGGGTTCGTTCAGATGCCGCTTTCTGTTCGAGATGATCCTGGGAATCTCGTCAAGTCTAACTACATCCTCTTGCCAGATATTGGCTACTATACCGCTAATGCTGTCGTTGCAGGAATGGACAGAGCAATCAGCGGAATTACTGAGTTGATTATTCGAATTGTTAGTTCTTCTACAAATGATGCCGCTGATATTATCTGGACTGGAACGGCAGGAAAGCTATCCTACTCTGCTTCTGCGGCTGCGTTCTTTGTCCCTGCTGTAAATGCTCAACTTCAGTTCTTCGTCTACATGCCTAATGCAATGGTCGTTGCTCCTTCTGCATCGGGTGTTCTGACTGTTAGTTCGCTGTTCTAAGGAGAACAATGTCGTATTCTACCGTCGTAGAAATTCAGCAATCTCGATCTTTGATGGATCGTTGTACCGCCGCTGTGGCTGAGGAGATTACCTCAGGAAGTACTGAGGGAGATTCCAAATTCTCCAATCAGTGGGTGAGTGAGCGTTCCTGGGATCTAGCTTCTACTCCTGGTTGGTTTGATAAGTGGGAGTCAGCAGTTGCAGGTGGTATTGCTGATCCCGGAGCCAATGCCGGAGTTATTACAGATGCTGATATTCTGTCCAGAGTTCAGCAATTGCTAGCTACGTACCCAGTCCCAACTAGTCCGGTTCCAGTAGCATGAAAGGTAAATCCACACTCTTCAACGCACTTATGGGTCTACAAGACTCAAGGTCGCTGCGAGGAATATTCTCGAGAGGAAAAAACGTGTACCAAGGATCAGCACCCCAAGCCACTACAGGAAATCGCGCTGCCATTCTGCGTTCTGGTATGCAGCCATTTAAGGCTGCAACTAGTAATCCTAATTTCAAGCGAGAGTACCAGGCTCGTAGGGGAATGGCAAAAATGCTTAATCCAGGAGTTGCAAATCAGCCTGTTTCCGGAGGTAGTGTTCCTCCTATGGCGGGTAACACCGGCCTCCGTAACGTAGCTCAATCCGCCATTCAGCGGAGATTAGCAGGAGGATCTAAATAGTGGCTAGATCAGCCGCTCCACATTTGAACTTTACAAATGCAGTATCCCGACGAATTGCTCATCGTGCGGGTAATGTTGTGCAACCTCAGGGACATTACGGTTTAACTGAGCGAGCACAAAGAAGGAGTGTGAACGAGAGCACCAATGATATGATTAAGACCGCTCATCGTAAGGACCAACCTCCACCTTATACTCCTCCACCTATTAAGCGTAAGCCCAGAAAGGTAGCGAAAGCGGGGTATTACTTCTAATGCCTACTCCCGGTGCTGTGCAACGTAGAATCGCCAAGCGCTCTGGTAAACCACCTTTAGGTTCGGGCCAGAGATTCAAGCAATTGCAAGGTAAACTTAAGAAGAAGGGCGTAAAGGATACTGGCGCTCTCGCTGCATACATTGGCCGGAAGAAGTACGGCAAGAAGCGATTCGCTGCGTTATCTGTAAAGGGTAGGTAATGGCTACTCCCGGAGCTATTCAGCGCAGGATTGGTATTCCCTACTCCGAAGATAGTGCTACGACAACTGGTCCTTCTACCCATTTCGGACTTACTGAAATGGCCCATAGACGAGAGTTGTGGGATGCCCTAACTGCGAAGATGATGAAGAAGGCTAAATCAAACTATAATAGTCTTGCTGCTCATAAGGGACTAACAGAAAGAGCAAGACCTCCAATTAAGCTGGGTATTCGTAAAGGCCCCGACTGGCAATATGGCCCACAAGGCTATCTTGCACCCACACAGAGACAACCTTCCCAAATTAGAAAAGCCCCAGGAACGAGTTTCTAAGAGGAATTGATGGCTACCACCTTTGACCAAACGAGTCCAGACAAGTTACGTGCCGCTATCATTGCTCGTCTGGGAATCGACCCAACAAAGTTGACGGCCTTTGGGGGAAATCC